ATACAAGGCGGCCTTTGTTGGTTGTACCTATCACTGTGGCTGAGTCCCAAGTCCAAAGGACCTGTTCCAATCAACAAAGTTGATTGTCCCTTTCCCCAAACTTTACAAACTTCATCCCAGTTTCTAAAGTTTGCCGTCGCTCGTATCTAAGCGGGAGAAACATTTTGTTTCGCTCGCCCCACTTAAAAATAAACTCTCCATATAATATAAAATGTCTGGTGGTATCGCCCAACTCGTCGCCGTAGGTGCTCAGGATGTACACCTCGTCGGTCAGCCCGAGGTCAGTTTTTTTAGGTCTACCTACAAGCGCCATACGAATTTTTCCCAAACTGTCGAGCGTCAGGTCATTCAGGGCAACGTCTCGAACAACGGTATGTCCACCGTCCGCTTCGAGCGCAAGGGTGACATGCTCAACTATGTCTATCTCATGCCCATCAAGTCTGATGGCACCCAGTCCAACGTCGTTCCCGACTGGACTACCGCAATTTCCAAGGTGGAGTTTCTAGTGGGGGGCCAGGTTATTGATGATCAGGATTCCACTTACTCCACTCTCATCGCTCCCACGCTCTCGGCCACCTCTTCCTCCAAGTCTGTCGCTGGTGGTCTCTACACCGGCTCAGCCTCCGAGCGCTTCTATCCCCTCCGCTTTGCTTTCTGTGAGAACTGGCAGACAGCCATACCTCTTATCAGTCTTCAGTATCACGATGTAGAATTGCGTATCACTTGGGGTTCTGGTGCCACCACGTACAAGTGGGAGGTCTATGCCAATTACGCCTATCTCGACACCCAGGAGCGTGAGGTCTTCGCCTCCCAGCCCCAAAATATGCTCATCACCCAGGTCCAAAAGGCTGTTGCCTCGGGCTCTAAGATGCAGGAGCTGAACTTCAATCACCCTGTGAAATACCTCGCCGCTGGTAACAGTGGCGGTGTAACCATGCTCGGTAACACCAATAAGCTCAAGCTTCAGATCAATGGCACTGACGTGGCCGACTTCAAGTTTGCCAACCCCAACTTCACTTCTGTCCCTCTCTACTACCACACCTCCCACGGTAATTCCACCCCAGGTGCCAATCTGTTCACTTACCCCTTCTGCCTCGAAACTGGAAAGCTCCAGCCCACAGGCACCCTTAACTTCAGCCGACTCGATTCGGCCCGTATCATTAACGACACACTCAATTCTTCGGATGACATTTACGCTGTAAATTACAACATATTACGCATAGAAAGTGGTATGGGTGGTCTTTTATATTCTAACTAAATAGTATATGATGTTTTGGAAGATTGTCTTCCTCCTCGCCATCGTTTTTGTATTGACGTACGATCCTAACTCCAGGACACTCGAAAAGTTTGTCGGGCAGCCCCAGGCGTCCCCTTCACCAAACAAATCGTGTGAACATGCGCATTACGAAGCCGTCCAATTCGCTCAGACCCCGTACGAGTGTCCTACAGCTGGTAAAACCAAAATGGGTGCCGTGATGTAGAATGCTTAAAAAGAAAAAGATATTTTCAAGTATAATGGTTCCAGTAAATAAAGATACTCTTCTTATCGTGGGTATCATCGTATGTGTTCTAGGCATCATCTTCTTGTTTAAAGAGTTGAACAAGACGAAGCAGGATATCGATGGCTTCAAGAACTTTTCGACTCAGGTCGTCAGGCACCTGTCGGCCCCTCCCGAACCCGTCCCCGTCGAGACTGTAGAGAAGGAGGAAGAGGTTAAGGAGGAAAAATCCGAGGAATAAACATATCGGCTTATTATAACTTGCGAATGCGCAATGAAAAAGTACAAGGCGATTGCAATACCGGTTAGCTTTGCTGATGGGAAACCTCGGTTTCTCACAGTAAGGGATTGGCGCTTCAAGGATTGGATTTTTGTCACTGGAGGGTGTAGACGAAGAGAAATTTTCAATCCTCTCAGATGTGCCCTAAGAGAATTAGAAGAGGAGACACGTGGAGTCGTTTCCTTAAAAAATGGTGAGTATACAGAATTTAAATTTACAGTCAGGGAAAGTCAAACTGTAGAACTCGAATATAACGTGTACATATTTTTTGTAAACTTCACTCGTTCAGAACAAAATGCTCAGGTAAGAAAGTTCTATGAGGAGAAGCATAAAATGCAGTTAAAAAAACTCAATAATCAACCAATTCGTAAGACCCATGACGAAAACGATTACATGAGTTATGACACCCTCGAGGAATTTAACTCACGTAAACGTTGGAAATTAATAATCGATAATGTTTTGAGAAATCCACAATTTTATGCGTGTATAAGTTCTCACAATAGAAAAACCTTCTCTATTAAATAATGAAGTCCAAGGCTTTTATTTTACGACAGATTGGCGATTTACTCGAAAAGAACAGGGGGCTGTGTGACCAAGAAATAGAGGAGTGGTACAAGGAGAATGAGAATAAGACTGTCTACGAACTCCTCACCTTTAAGAAGGAACTCTCACAGTCGAAGGAATACCCAGATGTATCGTGTATGAAATGGTTTAGAGATGACAATAGATAAAAAGGTATGTTTAATAAATGGTACGCCAACAACGCAACCAACCTATCACATGTGCTCATGGACGGAGGAAAACTCTCTGTGCCATTTGATAGCTTGAATGAATTTTATGACTTGTACATAGAAGCCGTCAGAACGGGAAAGAAGATTTATGTCGTAGAACAAAAGAGTGAGACGTATAACTTCTTCGTAGATATCGACTACAAGGATAAAGATCCTTTGGGCATCGATGATATTCACGACATCTGTAAAGTTATATGCCAAACGGTGAGACTCTACAGTCCAGTTGAATGTCTCATATCTGTAGCTCTCCCTAAACCGTGTGGGTCCCTAATGAAGACTGGTGTACATCTCAATTGGTCTGATCTCGTCGTAGACCAGGCTTCGGCCATCGCCCTCCGTGAACATATTCTCATAGCTCTCTCCAAGTTTAGAGGTGGAACGGATTGGAATGAAATCATAGACGCAGCTGTCTATGGCAGTCTCGCACGTAAATCCAGGGGTAGTGGTTTCAGGATGCCGTGGTCCCATAAGAGAGCTAAGCATGACGCTTGCAATGGTAGAGGGTGTGAAGAATGTGACAAAGGTCACATCGACCAACTTCCCTACTTACCCCTATTCATCTACACGAAAGACCCCCTTTCGACGATGATGAGAATAAATCAAACACCAGACCTTAAAATTCTCAAGATGGCGGCTGTTCGAACGGACGCACCGAAGAATGTCACGGTAGAACCACCCTCCGTCTCTATAAAAGAGGGTTCATTCTCCACTGCTGAGATGAAAGATGAAGTATGCGACGAAGACCTCAGGTGCCGTGTAGAATCATTCATTCGTCGACATATGGAGGGTCAGGGCGATGCTTACATCACGAAGATTTTTAAATTTAAGGAGACCTATCTGGTGGGGACAACCTCTAAATACTGTGAAAATTTACGAAGGACACACAGTTCAAACCATGTGTGGTTCATAATTAGTGGAAGGGATATTCTTCAAAAGTGTTTCTGTCGCTGTGAGACCATCAGGGGTAGAAGGGATGGTTTCTGTAAAGATTTCTGTGGTCGTCGTCACCAACTCACACCAGACATTGTTGAGAGATTATATCCCAAAAAAGAGAACATCAAGTTGTGTCCAGAAATTAAAAAGTTTGTGGAAAAGCCCAAGATTAAACACTCAGACGTAAAACCAGGACTCGAAAGTTTTATCAATAAGTTCATGAAGACGAATGGCGATGTTGGAATTGTAAATATCACCAGGGAAAAGGGTAATTTTTTAGTCATGACAACTTCTACCTATTGTGAAACTATATCAGGCGAACACGAAAATAAAACGATGTCCTACATCATCAGTAAGAATAAGATAAAACAAAAGTGTCCCATCTGTAAAAGAAGTAAGGCGAGAACTCACACGTTACATTCAGGAATAATGGAGAAACTGCATCCTAAAGCTACTTAAACAAATCAATACTTAAAGTATAAAAATGACTGTAACTACTCGTTTTGGAAGAACCGTGAAGAAGCCTGTTCTTTATGTACCCCCCGAAGAAGTTCTCGAGGATGACTACGCTTCTGATGAACACGATTCCGTCATTGATTCTGATATAGACACGGAGGATGAAGAGGAGTACAGCTCCGATGAGGATGACTACGACGACGATGCTGATGAAAATGGTAATCTCAAAGATTTTGTAGTGGACGATGAGAGTGAAAGTGAGGAAGAAGACGCTTA